CCAAATATATGAAACAAATAATGAAACAAGACCAATAAACATTAAACTGTTCATAGCAAGTATTATAGAACCTGCAGCAAAAGATATTGCAGCAAAAGTAGTAAATGTTTTAGATGTTTTATATACCTTTATTAATTCTTCTTTTGTTGTGTTTTTCAGATCTTCTTTTATCTGATTTTTCATTCTATCAATCTGGTCTTGTTTCATAATTTTATTTGTTTATTTCTAAAAATTTATTTTTAATTTCATCAATACTATTATCTAAGATAAATGTATCATAATCTTCAGTGTTAAATGATTCCTTGAATTTGTTTAGCATAGTACCTAATTCTTTACCTTTAACAGGTAACCATTCCATAACAATTCTACCATTAAACTTACTAGCAATTTTTGATTGTCTATCATCAATTCTTTTAAATGATTCTAGTGTTGTAATAAAATTTGCTTCTGGAAAATATTCATTAACATGATTTACATATTCAACTTTATTTTTCCATTCATATTTTTTAAGATTATCTAAAGATTTAACATATTCTAAGAATTCATTGTATGTCTTTCTTTTCATATTTCTCTTTCTGTCTCTACCATATAATTCTTCTAAGTTGAAATACTTAGCATTAAAATATTTAGATTCAATGATATAATTAAAAATCTCTTTTGTATTATCATATCCTTTTAAGTATCTATCATATGATAAGCCAAGGAAATTAAAAATTTTATTAAGATCTTTACTAATAACAATATCTTGTGTTAATCTTCCTGAGAAATTTCTAAATGGATAAATTAATCCGGTAAATCCATATTTTAAACCAAATCTATGAGCAATTTTGCCCATAAGATTTCCAGTTGGATCATAATCATAGAAACATTTTGCAGTTTCCCAATTAGAAACAGGTTGTAAAATAATATCAATTTGTAATTCGTTATAATCAAAAGAATAAACACCATTTGAACTAACAATTTCAGTTGGATTAAATTCTTCTTCAATTTTATCTTTTGTATTACCAAGAGTACCATCATTTAATAATAAGATATCTAAATCCCCATGACTTTCTTTTTCATGGAAATATTTTACAAAATGATATTCTGTATTGAATATATCTTTGATCTTAGGACCAATTTCCTTTTTCAACATCTCGAATTCATCAGTGTTGTATCTTCTTGTGTTTGTATTTTTTAATGCTTTTCCACCCATTTTATATAATATTTATTTTTTACAAATATAGTAAATAATTTCATAATAAAAAAAACCAATGTAATTATAAACTTTTGATTAATTATTATATAAAAATATCAAAATTAAGTTGGATTAATGTGTAGACTGGGAGATAGAGGTTATCTATATCAATTTGTTCCTAAGAAATTTTCGTATTTAACAAAAGTAAAAAAGATTAGCCATAAAGGTATGAATCTTAAAACTGATTATCTGATTAATATAATGCATGAATTAGTAATAAGATACTATTTTACTGAGGAATTATCACATAATGTTTGGTCATCTATATTAAGACGAAAGTATGGTAAATATTATAATTATTATGTATCATATTTAGTTGAAAAGAAATTCTTATTCATGATATCCAATTATTATGCATCGAAGAAAGCTAGAACATATAAAATAAATATCAATTTAATAGATATGGTAAGGTGTAGAGTTGATGATAATATTTTGATAAAAAAACACAAAAAAGATTTCTTAGTTAGATCATTTACCCAAGAAACCGATTCTCCTATTAATAAAGATTTGCGACTTAAATTGATTGATGATTTATATCATGTAGATATAGATTATGAAAGTTCACTACAATGGTTAAATAAAGAAAAAAAAGATAAAAATATAGAATTATTAAAATATTTTAAGAATTTAACATCTATTGATGGTATTGATTGTGGACATTTATTTTATAAATTTGATTCTTATGGTAGACTCCATACAAACTTCACAGTATTAAAAAAACATATTAGAAACAATTTCATAAAAATTGATGGTAAAGAGGTTACTGAAATTGATATTAGAAATAGTCAACCATATTTTCTTGCAGTATTTCTTAAAAATGAATTAGGGGAAGATAAATTTAATAAAGAATTAGATTATTATGTTGATGTTGTTAAAAATGGTTTAGTGTATGATATATTTACTGATAAATTTCCAGATATTTATAAGACTAGAGATGAAGCAAAGATAATGGTATATAAAGTTATTTTTGGTAAGAATATTGACACTAAGAAAGAAAGTAAAATATTTAGAGAAATATTCCCAACTGTTTATAATTACTTAAAAGAATACAAAGAAATTAGTAGCACATATAGAGAATTAAGTCATGTATTACAAGGCTTAGAAAGTAAATTTATATTTGATAATATTGTAAAAACAGTTAAAGAAACATATCCATATATTAGATTATTCACAGTACATGATTCTGTTGTATTCCCAGTAGAATATAAAGAAGAAGTAAATCTCATTTTTAGAAATTATTTAAAGAATTTGCTTTAATATATATTTATATATGAAGCGATTAACCACTAAGGAATTTATTATTAAAGCTAATGAAATTCACGGTGAAATATATGATTATTCTTCAGTAATTTATAAAAATACTAGAACTAAAGTTAAAATCATATGCAAAAAACATGGTGAATTCAAACAATCTCCAACAGCACATCTAAATCAGAAACAAGGTTGTCCTATTTGTTCTGGTCAAGTATTATACACAACTGATGTATTCATACGAAAAGCAAATAAAGTTCATGATAAGAAATATAATTACTCACTAGTTAAATATATTAATAACAAATCTATTATCAAAATTATTTGTCCTATCCATGGTGAATTTTTACAAAGACCTGATTCTCATTTGAGAGGAATAGGTTGTAAAAAATGTGACTGGGATAACAAAAGACTTAACAAAAAAGATTTCATTAAAAGATCAAAAAAAATACATGATGATTATTATGATTATTCATTAGTTGAATATATACAAATTCACCAGAAAGTTAAAATAAAATGTCCTGAACATGGCATTTTTAATCAAGAACCTAATTCTCATTTACGAGGTGTTGGTTGTCCAAAATGCAATGAAATAAAATCAGAAAAATTAATAAGTGAAATCTTAACTAATAATAATGTTGTGTTTTTTAAAGAAAAACAATTTGAAGGTTGTAATAATAGAAATTTACCATTTGATTTCTATTTACCAGGATATGGTGTTTGTATAGAATTTGATGGTGAACAACATCATAAGCCTATAGAATTTTTTGGTGGGGAAAAATATTTCAAAGAAATACAGAAAAAAGACAAAATCAAAAACAATTTTTGTAAAGATAATAAAATAGATTTATTCAGAATATCATATAAAGATAACATTGAAGAAAAATTAGATTATTTTTTTAATATATACTTATAAGAAAAATACTAAAATTATGCCAATGGTGGACAAAGATACTATCGGTGTGATAAAAAAAATAATTTAATTTAATATGCCAATACAAAATAAAGATCTCGGTAAATATAAAAGACCTAGTATATTCATTGAAGAGATAGATGCTTCAGTGATTGAATTACCTGTACAGGAAGCACTAATCAATTTAGTTCCTGGATTTTCTAAAAAAGGACCTATTAATAGACCGGTTTATGTTTCTAACAAAACAGACTTTGCAAAAATATTTGGTGATATCGACAAATCATTAGAAAGAAAAGGTTCATATTTTCATAGAACTTGTTTAAAAATGATAGAAAGTGGACCAATTTGGGCACTTAATCTTTTAAGTACAGATGATGATAGAGATGAGCTTAACTGGAAAACTATATCATTAGCTTCATATTATGATAACGGTACAGTTAAAGAGATGCCATATTCAAGAGCATTTAATAGACAAGATTTCTGGAAAAGAGATGATGAATCATTTTTAGATTATGTAAATGATCCAACTCCAGATAATGATAGATTATTACACATTACAAATATGGGTAATAAAACTACTACAACATTTATGTTCAAATCTAGTACACAAGGATTTGATGTAAGTGCAGAAGAATGGTATGGAGGTACAACTAAAGTGCCAGCTTATATTCATCCTAAAGATTGGGTTTCTGATTACTTAATAACACTTATTGTTTTAGAAGGTGATTGGTCAGATTATGAAAGTCTTGCAGTTGATGCAGTATGGGGTAATTACTTTGATTCTACAGGGTTATTAAAAGGAACAGTTGAAGATTTCTTAAATGAGCCAAATGTAAATACTTTAGCATATTATGATACTTCTTTAATTCCTTATTTCAAGGATGTAACAGGAAGAAATATGTATATTAAAACATTAGTAAATAATGAGACAGATACTCACGGTTTATTTATAACAATTAATGAAGATATATTATTAGATGCTGATTATCCAACTGGAAAATTAGATATAATTGGTACTACAATGGTTAATACTGAGAAATCTGATATTGACTTCTTATCATATCAAGAAAATATTATTGAAAGTTTAACATATGATAACCAACCATTAAATGATAATGGTAATGTATTTGGTAATTATTCTACAGATTTGACTGATAATTTTGGTAGTATTTCTGGAAGAGATGCAGATAAAACAAATGGTTATGTTCATGGTATGTCTATTGGAGATACAGGTTCAACACTTGTTCAAGTAAATGCAGTTGTTAATTCTGCTGTGACTATTACTACTGCAATGTGGATAGATATTGCACTTGATGATTTTTCTAATCCTGGTGGAATTCCTTCTCCTCATACAGATTTAGCAAAAGATGATGCTGTATATTTTACAGAAACATATGAAGGAATAACAGCATATCAAGTTTATTATATTATTGCTTTATCACAAACAAATAATATGATACAAGTATCTGAAACAATTGATGGACCATCTGTTGACTTAACAGTATCTACTACAGGTCCTCCAATGTTAGATGGAAAATTCTATTTACAAAAAATTAATATAGGAATAGATTTCTCTATTTCTACACCATATTTTAATGTTGATGGTGTATCATATACAATTGATACAGGAACAACTAAAGTTATATTTGATCCATTAAATTTAAATATAGCTGGTACATCTGCAATTACTGCTACAGAAAGATATGATTTATTATATTTCTCAAAAGGTGATAATGCTACAATTAATATAATGAAAGGTGTTCAAGCAAATGCTGGAAATTCTACACCTCCATCATTTAATTTAGACCCTGCTGATTATGTATTAATTGGTTATAATTATCTATCTACAGTTAGTGGTGTTACACCTGGTACAGGCTCAACAAACGTAGCAATAAATAATGTTTATACTGAAATTTCAGTAGATTCTTCTGGTTATTTACCATTAACAAATATTACTTGTTCAGGTACAACTATAGGAACAACAAATTATGTACAAATCACATTTGATAATACATCAGGTGTTACTGATAACACAGATTATATTCAAGTTAGAACAAGACAAGCTTACCTTGAAATTGAAGGCACTATGGATGATCTTAAAGGTGTTATTATTAACAAATTGACAGGAGCAAAATATCCTGTGACTTCATTAACATCATTTGATTACTCAACTGTAAGTAATGGTATTATGAGAATTAGTGTTGGTTCAAATGACCCAACTGATTATTATGATGATACAAATACATATAAATTCTTATTACATTATGTTGATAATGAATTTGTTATAGGTGATGTTGACCCTACTGATAGATTATTAACTTCTTTATTACCAGTAGTAAGTCTAGTAGGTTCAGGACAAACTGGAAATGCTGGTGTTATTGGTAAATATTCAGAAATTTATTTAGATTTCTATAATGGAATTATTAATAATTGGGATATTATTTATCAAAAGAATGATACAGGTTCAACTACAAAGATTTATATGAAAATGTGGTTTGAAGATACTGATTTATATGTAGATTTTGTTTCTGATACAACAGGTGTATCTCCAGAAGGTATATCACTTTGGACTACAGATTATAATAGTCAAATAATTGTTTGGTCACAAAATTCTAATTATAAACAAACATTAGAAATAGAATATTTTGATACTACAAAATATCCAAATAATGTTTATGAAATATATGTTGATAAAACTAGATATTCAGAAGTAATTAAAGGTTCATTCCTTGAAGGTTATTATACAAGTGCTTCTGGCGGAACAAGAAAAATGGTTAGAGTGTTATCTACATTACAAGACCCAAATACTGCAGCTTGGAAAATCATTAAAACTGATGGTCCTATATCTATTACAGGCTTTGCTACTATTGGTTCTACTGGAACAGATTATTCAACAACTGTATATCCATCAATTGATGTCTATGTAAGTACTTATAAAGGTGTTGCATTAGCTCCATTTGTAATAAGTTCTGAATCAATTCCAAATAAAACTGAAGCTAGACAAGAAGAAATTTTAGAAGTTATTTCTAAAACTACAAATTTAGCTAAAGCATTAGCAAATAAAAATAAGATTTCTTGGAGATATATGATTGACTCATTTGGTCTTGGTTTATCAGCTAAATCTAAACAACAATTAGTTGATTTATGTGGATTGAAACTTAATTGTTTAGGTTTCATAAATATGCCAAGTGTTAAATCACTTAAAGCATCAGATAATCCAAGTTTCACTAATAGTGATAGTACATTAAATACTGAATTCTTGAAATTAGGTGGTGATGAGAGTAAATCTCCATCATTCTTATATTCATTTGGTGAAGGTGTTGGTGCAACAACTGTTGGTTATTTCTTCCCATATTTACAAGTTGATGATGATGGTACACCATTGAATTTTCCACCAGCATCTTATGCTGCTTCTACTTATATGAAGAAGTTCTTAACTACTCAAGCAGGAATAGAGCCTTGGACAATTGCAGCAGGTGTAACAAATGGTAGAGTTACTGGAATAGGTGATGTTGAAATGGACTTTAATGATGATGATTTAGAAAATTTATATGCAATGGGTGCAAATCCAATTGTTAAGAAAAAAGATGCAGGCTTCTGTATCAATTCAGAATCAACAGCTAAAGTTTTCCCATTCAGTTCATTGAGTATAATACATTCAAGAGAAGTTCTAATTGAATTAGAAAATGCTCTTTATAATATGTTATTAAGATATCAGTGGAGATTTAATACACCAGAAGTTAGAGCTGAAATAAAATTTAGAGCAGATAAGATTTGTAGTGATTTACAAGATAGAAATGCTTTATATAATTATCTAAACATAATAGATGAAAGAAATAACACTAATTATATCATAGACCTTCAAATGGGTGTTCTTGATACTTATATTGAGATAATCAAAGGAATGGGTATCATTGTAAATAACATCACAATATTGAAAAAAGGTGATATTGAATCTGGTGGATTTCTATAAAATTGTTTAATCAATATCTGGTTTCCAGATCTGATCAAAATAGTTATAAAACGAAGATATAAATTTTAATATATAAATTAAAGAAAAAATAATAAAAATATTATGCCATTACCACATTTTACAAATATAGAATCGGCTTATCAAAATTGGGAGCCTGTATATTTAAATTTATTTGAAGTAACAATTGTTTTGCCTCCAGCAATCCAATCATTACATCCAAATGCACAAACATTATTATTGGAAAATACAACAAATGTATCATTTCCAACATATCCAGATATAGCACCACAAACACAAAGATTTAAGTATACAACAAGAATGTTTTTAGGTATGCCTGATAAAACTGATACTACTGTTGATATTAAATTTAATATGAACCAAAATGATAAATATTCAGTTAATACTTTTAGAATGATGAAAGATTGGTATGACTTAGTTTGGAATAATGAAGATGGTTCATTACATTATAAAAGAAATATTATTTCTGATATTGTTGTACATGGACATGATAAAGAAGGTCACGTTATTAGAAGAGTAACTTATCATAATGCTCAAATAACTGGGTTCTCTGGTTGGGAAGGACTTGATTGGGGTTCTAGTGATATTGCTTCTTTAGATGCAAAATTTGTTGCAGATTATTGGGAAGATTACTACTACTAATATACAATACAAACTACTAAAAAAATTATACAATATTGAAAGTCCTTGTTTTACAAGGACTTTTTTATTTTAAAAAGTGAGTATTGGGAAACTTTTTATTTATATATAACTATAAGATAAAAACAATTATTAAATTATGGAAAAAATATGTAGATTATGTAATATACCAAAAGGACTTAATAAATTTCATAAAAAGAAAGGAACAAAAGATGGTTATAGAAACGAGTGTAAAGAATGTGTTAAAGAAATTCAGAAAAAGTATAAGGAGGCACCAGACTTCAAAGAGAAAAGAGCTAATTATGATAAGAATAGATATGACAATAATAGAGAAGAAATACTTGAAAGGAAAAAAGTATATCATTTAGAAAACAGAGATAAAATATTAGAGTATAAAAAAGAATATAGAAATATCCCAGGCAATAAAGAAAAAGCCAAAAATTATATTAAAAATAATCCAGACATAAACTCAAATA